CTATTCCGCCCATCAGCTTGTTAACAACAGCGCCACGCTACCAATGGTCACCGAGATGGTTGGCACCGCGGGCCATTACCTCGATCTCAATCTACAAGCATCCACCTCCTACGTGCTCAATCACGCATCGGATATGTTTTACGCAACAGATAAGTATGCTCCCGCGTGGTATGCAAACTCTGTTTTGAGCTTCGGTCTTGGCTACACCGGCACGACTGCCGCGACTAGCTGCGGCTCTTTGTCTGGGGCAGCGGGATGCCTCACTGTTCCCATCGCGGGCGTAACCCATTACGTACCATTCTTCTGAGGAGACCTATGACACGGATCATCGTTACTACATTTTTCGCGCTTCTTTTGTCGCTGTCAGCAATGGCTCAGAACACAATAACCCCTCCAACCAAAGCTGATTCTGCGGCAACGTTAACCGCGCCACAACTGGCCGAAGCCAAAGCGGAACTTGCAGAGGCAAAGCTTATGATTGCACAACTACGGGCTCAAGTAACCGAGATAAGTATCCGAATGACACTGGCCGAAAAGGCAGCTCTCGGTACACAGGCAGATGAGGCTCGGCAACAGGCAAACTCAGCGGTGCAGCAGGCAGATGCCGAGGCAAAGCGTGCCCGCGCGGCGGTGCCTAAACAGTAACGCAGTTGTGTGCACTGCGGTGCCTGAGCAGGGAGCATCTACGATAGATAGATAGGCCAAAGGAGGGCCTGAGCAACATGGCAAACAATCTCAGGCCCGCGTCGTCGATCAATGATCTCCGGACCCAGGCCCACATGCAACTCTCTGCGCGCCTTGAGTCCCTTGACCTCACGCCTTTGCTTATCAGGACTCTGGGGACCAATCTTCCAGCCTCCATCTTGCCTTACTTGATATGGGAACTCGACATGATGATTCCCAGTGTCCCGATGCAGGCGTTGGGCGTAACATCCCAGACCATCATTCAAAACGCTCTTCCGCTCCACAAGATCATGGGCACGCCGGGAGCTATCGTCCAAGCCCTAGCACTATGCGGATTCACTGCCACGATGTACGAAGGGCAGGCGTCATGGGGTGGGTCTTCGTATCCTGCCAGCCAAGGGTGGGCTGTCTTCCGTGTGGGAGTGGGAGGATCGGGACAATCACCCATCGGTGCGCTGAACGGAATCAACCGATCTTTCAACCTCCCCTCAATTCCGGTGAGCAGTTCTCTCCGCGTCTTCTACAACGGGCTCTTGCAACGCCCAGGAGTTGACTACACATCGGCTGGGACGGGACTCACAATGTCCTTTGCTCCTGCGCTGAATTCTTCGCTGTGTGTCTTGATGCGCAAGGCCACAGACGGCACACCGCTCTACTTTGATGCAGTTGTGCCCACTGTCTCAGGATCGAATCTGGTACTTCCAGATACTCCGATTTCCATAGAACTCTACCGCAATGGAATGTTTCAAAGCATGGGGGCTTCCCCAGATCAACTCGGCTACATGGCTACAATTATCAACTTTTTCAAGCCTGCACGCTGTTTGCTTGATTCCGTCTTTTCTAAGTCTGGAGAGGACTACTATATCCTCGACGGCAACACTATCATTCCATCAGTGCCGATCGGCAGCGCATCGTTCCTGGCGTGGGGAACGTATGCCGGAAGCGGGACCGAACCGAACTTTGCCGATTGGATCACCCCGACCGGAACATTGAACGGGACCAACAAGGTCTTCACGCTGCCCCAAGCTCCGAACCCGGCTGCAAGTCTACGCCTCTACCGCGGATGGCAAGTCCTGAAGCCGGGGGGCGTTGACTTCACACTGAGCGGCGCAACGATCACCTACGTCATCGCCCCGGCGCCCACGGCCACGCATCTAGCCTTTTACCGCTACTAGGGTGCGGTACAATCGCATTGACGGGTACAGAACCAGTCTGACTCGCCACAGGACCTTGATAAGAGGCTCAGTGGCGAGTCTTTCACTTTGGAGGGAACACTGATGGAAACGAAGATTGAACCGAACGAAACCGCTATTGTGACCCCTGTTATGTTGCCGGCCTGCCCGTATTGCAGCGACGATCCGGCCCGGCTCTCGATCATGAACCAGATCTTTCCTGGCGGCATGATTGGCGCCATCATCTTCTGCGGTAACCCGGAGTGCCGGAAGATCATCTCGACGCAGATCGTTGGGCGTATCGAGCAACAGACTGTAAATCAGGACTCGAAACCGCAAGAGGCCGTAGTTGCTGGCCCACAGTTGGTGAAGTCTCCGGAGGCCATGTGAATCGATCAGTAAAGCGCATCATCGCTCTCACCGCTCTCTGGCTTTGCGCAGCCTTTGCCGTTGCCCAGGCTCCTATCGGCGTTTGCATCAACAATGTCGCACAGACCATCTCAAACGGCGTCATTGCTCCGATTCCCTACGCCACCGTTGCGCTCTGCACACCAGGCTCGACAGCTGCCAATTGCGTGGCGAACAAAGTCGGCATCTACACCTCGACAGCCCTCAGCACGGCAACCCCCACAAACCCATTCACATCTGACGCTGGCGGCAACTACTTCTTCTGCGCCCATGTGGGGCATTACGGGCTTCTGATCAACTCCTCGTATGGCCAATATTTTGTTCCTGATGTGACCTTGGATGACAACTGGGCAGCCGGCGGGACGATGACCGGACCTCTCACAGATGCCGCCGGATTCATCGGTCCCCTATCCGGAAACGCCAGCACGGCATCTGCCTCTGACCATTCTCCTACTCAGTGCGGGTCAGGACTCTACTCTCAGGGCGATACGACGAGTTGGTCTGCAAACTGCGCTCAGGTTCAATGGGGCCAACTGGGCGGTATACCCTCCCTCGTGACGAGCTTTAACACCCGCACAGGAGGTGTGACGCTGACCGCCGCTGATGTGGATGCAGTCGGCAACATCACCAATAGCACGAGCGGCAATGCTGCCACAGCAACAGCGCTAGCCGCAGCCGGAACGACGTTGACGAGTCCTGCTGTTGCCAAGGGTGTGGACGCTTCGGGTAATGCTATTGCTCAGACCTTCTCTTCTTCCTTTACTACCAATGGATATTCATTGCTACCGGGGGGGTTGATGATTCAGTGGGGGCATAGTGGCGCAATTGCCGACGGTTCGCCTGGTACGGATGTTTGTTTCAATACACCATTCCCCCATTCGGTATTTTCGGCCGGCGTGTCAGACGATTTTGCGGTTGGCGCTACGAGTACAACGTCAGTCCCAGCGCTCAGTGCTTCATCATGCGGATCGAATGGCGGAATCCATGTCTGGGGAACGCGCTCAGGTAATGGGGTTTACTGGTGGGCGTTCGGATATTAAGGATGAGGAAAAATGGCAGAGCGCAGAACGGACGTAAGCCAATTCGCCGGGGTGAACGCACTCCAAAAGGACATTGAGCGCCTAACCAAAGAGCGCGATGCGCTCTCCAAAGAGCGAGAGAACGCGCAGACAAATCTCCTTGAAGAGCACAGCGTAACACTCAAAGAGATGACGACGACCCTGGCTCTGCTCGTTGACCGCACGAAAGACCTCCCCGAGCTTGGTAAAAGGGTTACCAGGCTGGAGTCGTGGAAGGTGTATCTGTCTGGCATTGCATCGGCATTCACGCTCATCGGAACCTTGATCGGTGCCGGAATTACGCTGATGTTTCGGAGATGAAATGGATCACGGCCACGATCTTCCGCAACCCGATGATTTATGAGGTAACATGAACAGCTTTCCAAAGATCGACGTACTGGCTGCCTGCGCAAAGTATGGCCCGGTATTGAAAGTCCCGACAGGACTCGACGGTGAACGTATCATGGCCTCCCTGGCTTCTAACGAGAGCAGCACTGGCAACGACTGCGGGCCGCGCCATGAACCCGCATACGATGTAGGCGGTTCGGTATGGGCTTCGAGTCCTGCGCAGCGTTCTCTCGTGGCGCAATTTAGTCGCAATGGTGCCTCCAGCTTTGGCCCATGGCAGACCATGCTGATCAACTGCCCAGGGTTTACTCCTGCCGAACTCGAAACCAGTCTTGACGATTGTGCGCGGTCATTCGTCAGTCACTTCAATTCCTACGTGGCGCACTTCGAGCCCAAGAACCTGACTGAGATCGGGCAAATCTGGAACTTGGGACACAAGACAGTCAATCCGCCAACTGGCGTTATCAAATACTGCGCTGATCTGCAAAAGGCGTACGATTCTGCCGTGAAGCAATCCACATCTGGTGTATCCTGATTTCAATATGATTTGGTTTATCAAAAACCTGTTTTGGAAGCGCCTCTGCTCTCTTTGCGACGGTAAAGGTTGGATTGAAGTTGATCATCGCGAAGGAATTCAGGAGCATCTAAAATGCTGCGTTTGCAGCGGGAAGGGAACGTTATGAAGATTCCCGAGCCCTTTTGGGCTACAGTTCTCGCCGTACTGGGGGTTATTCTTGCACTGGCTTGCCTCTTTGCTCCATCTCCGGCAAACATCGTCCTCGCAGTGCTTGCCATTGCCTCCAACCTCGTCAGCGGTGCCCTTGGGGCCTTTGCCGGTCACGCAAGTGCAACCAGTAACTCCACAGGACCCAACGCCACAATCAATAACCCTGGTGCCACCTTTCCCGGTGACGCAAACAAGTAGCGCCAAGGAGGCGCAAGACACTATGTGCATTTTCAGCACTATCATCAAGGATGTCGAATCCTTCGCCAGCAAGTTCGAGAAGGAACTTGCGAAGCTCTGGAGCAAAGCCCCCAGTGTGGCCGCTGTCGCTTCGACTGTACTCCAATTCGTTGCTCCGCTGATCGAAACATCATTCACTATCGAGTCGGGCGCAGCGGCGGGTGCCGCAGTAACCACTCTGCTGAATACCGTTGAGCAGAAACTCGTAGCTGCCCAAGGGCTCATCACTGCCATCGGTGCCACGCCGACGCTTACAGCCGTGATTGCCGGTGTCGAATCCGACCTGACCGATCTGCTTTCTTTGGGTGGCTTTAAGAATTCGACGACTCAAGCCAATATTCAGTTGGTGCTGAAGGAAATCCAAGCGCTGCTTGGAGCGTTGCCGACTGCTGGAACTCCGGCTGTCAGTGCCTAAGCCATGAACATTGCCATCAAGGTCGCAATCGCCGCAGGGGCCATCACCCTTGCGGCCCTTTGCATTTGGGGGTGCTTTGGGCTCTGCCAACACATCATCGTGGCTGTGGACCGATGGGGAGCCGCCGCTCCGGACGCTGGCAAGATAGACGCGGTGCTTGACCACGTTAACAGGCCATGCAAAGGGGCATCAGGACCCGACGCCTGCGGGACTCTGGCGCAGATCAACAAGACGGCCATCGATGCCGGGGACGCCATCGTGCGCACTCAGTTAATTGAGCGCACCGCCCAGCCGCACATTGTTGCTGCCATGGATGAGTTCGGCCAGACAGCCAAACATCTGAGCAGCACGGCTGATTCTCTCAAAGGAACCGCCGATGCGCTCACGGGAACGGCTCAGGGTGCTACAGACACGCTGGCTGAAGGGAAACGTACCATCGCCGCCGCACAGCCGCTCCTCGCGCAACTGACGGCCAACGGAGCATCCCTCCAGGCCACCACGGACACGATCAACGATATTCTCAAGCGGCAA